TTCTATGGAACAGAACTTGATCGAGAATCTTATCATTGAATCCATAAAAATATATGGACATGACGTGTATTATATTCCAAGACAGTTGAAAAATAAAGACGAGATTGGTGGTGATGACAGCGTATCAGAATATAATCAATCGTTTTTTATTGATATGTACATCAAAGATGTTTCTGGATTCCAAGGTGAAGGAGACTTTTTATCCAAGTTTAATCTTCAAATCAGAGATCAGATAACGTTTACGATAGCCCGTAGAACTTTCTTTGATGAAATTGGCAATGTAGACGAATTAGCCAGACCTCGAGAAGGAGATCTTATCTATTTGCCGTTAAATAAAAAGATCTTCGTAATCAAATTCGTCGAACATGAAGCTATATTTTATCAATTAGGTTCCCTACAAACGTTTGATTTGGTGTGCGATCTTTGGGAATACTCAAACGAACGACTCAACACCGGTATTCCAGAAATTGATTCAAAAGAAGAACTTTATTCGTTTGATTTCTCTAATTATCGTATGCTTACAGAAGATTCATATGTCCTTCAGGATGAAGACGGATATGATCTTGTTCAAGAACAATTTAACTTCGTTACTCAGGTCGGAGATTCCTTCGAAGATAATACTGAGGTTGAAACAGAAGCTGATAATATATTAGATTTCTCTGAGGCAAATCCATTCTCAGAAGGAAATTATTAAGATGTTTAATACATTCTATCATGGCGCTATAAGAAAGTACATAGTTGCTTTTGGCACGCTTTTTAATGATATTCACATTAATCGCGTAAATTCAAGTAATGAAACTATTCAAACGATGAAGGTGCCATTGTCTTATGGCCCAAAAGAAAAGTTTCTAGCGAGATCAGAAGGCGATCCAGATTTAACGCGTCCATTTGCTATGGTGCTTCCTCGCATGGCTTTTGAACTCGTCAACATTTCATATGATCCAGAACGCAAGCTTAATACGTTAAATAGAAATGTAAAACAAAATTCTTCGAACACTTCACAACTTTTATATCAATATCAACCCGTGCCATATAATTTAGGTATAACTCTTGATATTATGGCGAAGACTAATGATGATGCTACGCGAATCGTAGAACAGATATTACCATATTTTACGCCGCAATGGACTATGACATTAAATATGATTCCTGATTTAGGTTTGAAAGTAGATGTTCCGGTTATATTAAACACTACGAGTTTACAAGATACTTATGAAGGTGATTTTATAAATCGTCGTGCTATAGTATATTCATTGGGATTTACGCTGAAAGCTCAGTTATTTGGACCAATCAGAAAGAGCGGAGTTATCAAGAGAACCTACACTAACCTATATGTTCCACCTGGTGATACTTCAGCAGATGAAGCTGTAGGAACTCCTATCTCTGAAAGAATAACCATAACTCCCGGTCTACTAGCAAATGGCTCTCCTACTGCAAATGCATCGGCAAGTGTAGATATTTCTTTGATAGATGCCGATGATAACTATGGATACATAATAGATTTTGATGGGATATCGGATACAATAACATGAACGCATCAAATAAAATTATATCAGACGCATTAGACATCGCAGAATTTGAAGAAATCACTATAGAACATTTTCAAGAAGAAGATGATGACTATACGTTTGCTCGAAAGAACCTAAGAAGTATCCTTGAAAAAGGAAGTCTGGCTCTAGATAAAATGATAGAAGTGGCAGACTTATCTCAGCATCCAAGAAGTTATGAAGTAGTTTCTACGTTGATTAATTCTTTATCGGCCTCAAATAAAGATTTGCTTGAACTTTCTGAAAAGAAAAAGCGAATAGAAAAAGCTGAAAATAAGATTGATAACAATAACGTCACTAACAACCTATTCATAGGATCTACTGCGGAGCTTCAGAAACTTTTGAAGGGCGAATAATATGGCTTCTGATAGTTATCTTGGTAATCCACTTATCAAGAAATCCAATGTAGCGATCAACTTTACAGCTGAACAGATTCAGGAATATGTAAAGTGCGCTAAAGATCCAGTCTATTTTATTCAGAACTATGTAAAGATCGTCAATATCGATCTTGGTCTGGTTACGTTTAAACTATATCCATATCAACAGAGTATAGTTGAATCTGCTTGCGACAATCGATTTGTTATATGTAAGATGCCTCGTCAGTGCGGTAAAACGACTACGATCGTCGGCGTAATATTATGGCATACTCTTTTCAACGAAAATTATAATGTAGCCATTCTTGCTCATAAAGCCGCACAGTCTCGTGAAATTCTGTCTCGTATTCAGTTTGCCTATGAACATCTTCCTAAATGGCTACAGCAAGGCGTAGTTGAATGGAACAAAGGTAACATTGAACTTGAAAATGGATCTAAGATTTTAGCGTCTGCAACATCATCTTCAGCTATCCGTGGTGGATCTTTTAATATGATCTATCTCGATGAGTTTGCATTCGTTCCAAATAACTTACAAGAACAATTCTTCGCATCAGTATATCCTACGATCTCGTCAGGTTCTACTTCAAAAGTATTGATTACTTCTACTCCGAATGGCTTAAATCTATTCTATAAATTATGGGCAGATAGTCAAGACAATAAGAACGATTATCATGGCATTGACGTTCATTGGTCTGATACTCCAGGTCGTGATGAAAAATGGAAACTTGAAACTATTCGTAATACATCTGAACAGCAGTTTAGGGTGGAATATGGTTGTGAGTTCTTAGGTTCATCCAACACGCTTATTGATCCCTCTAAATTACAGACATTGGTGTTCACTTATCCGATCAAGACAGTTCCATATTTTGGATCAGATCTTAAAGTTTATACGGCTCCGGTTAAAGGTAATAAATACATCATTACAGTCGATGTAGCTCAAGGTGCCGGATTAGATTATTCTATATGTCAAGTCATCGATATCACATCTGTTCCATACAGACAAGTTGCAACATATAAGAACAATATAATTCATACGCTAGTTTTTCCAGACGTCATAAGAAATATTGGAATATATTACAATGAGGCTTTGATTCTTGTAGAAATCAATGATATAGGAAAACAGGTCGTTGATAGTTTACATTATGACTTAGAATATGAAGGCATATTGACCGTCGATAAATCGATAGCAGCCGGACAAAAATTGACGGGAGGGTTTGGAACAAGAACGCAAATGGGTGTCAGAACGACTACCCAAGTAAAGCGTATAGGATGCAGTAACTTAAAAACGTTGATAGAAAGCGATAAGCTTTTAGTATGCGACTTTGACACCATCAACGAATTGTTTAGGTTTGTAAGCGTAAGAAATACGTTTCAAGCTGAAGACGGAAACGACGATCTCGTTATGGGTTTAGTATTATTCTCGTGGTTGATTAACCAACCTTACTTTAAAGACATGTCTGAAAACGATGTTCATAAAGTTTTAGTTGAAGCGGCAATGGAAGACGATCTTCTACCCTTTATAGTAGATGAAGGTTATATATCGTATGGAAATGAGCCGATTGATGTTTCTCCCGATCAGTTTGATCCATTTTTAGCTAATTAAAAACATAAAATAATAAATAGAACATAGCATATACACATAAATCTGCTAAACGTTTTCGTAAGGGAGAATAAACCATGCCATTTCAAGTCAGCCCTGGAGTCAATGTATCTGAAATTGACTTAACCACTATAGTTCCTGCGGTATCCACCACAGAAGGTGCGATTGCCGGCGTTTTCCGTTGGGGTCCAATCGGTAAAGCCATCCTTGTAGATTCAGAAGACAAGCTTGCTGCTCGCTTCGGCAAGCCAGACAGCACTAATCCAGAAACATTTTTTACAGCTGCAAACTTCCTTGCATATGGCAATAAGCTTTATGTAAGTCGTGCTGCTAACACTACTGACACTACTGGCGTTACAGGTGTCCTTACTGCTGTAGCAAATACTGGTGCTTATGCAAATACAATTCTTATCAAGAATGATGACGATTACGATCTGTTATCTAACCCAGATACAGATGTACTATACGCTGCAAAATATCCTGGAGCCCTTGGTAATTCGCTTAAAGTTTCTGTATGCGATTCTGTAAATGCATACGGTTCTAATTTAAATATGTTTTTATCTAATAGCACTTTAGTCTCCGATAGTACTAAGATATCAAATGCCGGTATTTTATTTACGGTTGGATCCAATCAGGCTACAATTTTTATAGGTAATACGGCAGGACATTGGGGTAATGCTGATAGCTCAGCAGCAGTTCAAGATGCTTTGAATATAGTTATAAGCAATACATTTATAGTAGGCTCTATTCTACAAGCAGGTAATGCTACGATTGGTACACAAGGTCTTCGTATTACTAGTATCGCAAACGCAGCATATGCCGCAGGAAATACAACTGCAGTATTTAACTTAGATGCTAACTATACGCTTTCAACCAACTATTATTCAAATACAATTGTAAGAAATTGGGAATATTATAACGCAGTAGATAAGGCTCCTGGCACTTCAGTTTATACCAAGAAATTCGGTAATAGCTCAGCTGTCGACGAAGTTCATGTAGTAGTTGCCGATGAAGATGGCAAGTTTACTGGTGTTCCTGGCACAATTCTTGAAACCTTTAGAGGTCTTTCAAGAGCTACAGATGCTAAGACAGAAGATGGTGCCACACTATATTATAAAGAAGTACTCAATCAGAATTCAAATTATATCTGGTGGATTAATCATCGTTCTGGTGCTATTGGTAATACTGCTGTAAATATAGTTAATTCAACAAACTCAAAACCAGTAACTCTATCATTTGTAACTGGTTCAGATGGCGCCACTGAAAGTACTGTTGCAATCGGTGATCTTACCCGCGGATACGATTTATTCAAATCAGCCGAAGATATTGATGTATCATTGATTCTTCAAGGTAAATCTCGCGGAGCTTCAAATACTGCACAATTAGCAAATTATCTAATTGACAATATTGCAGAGTCGCGTAAAGATTGCGTAGTCTTTATTTCGCCAGACAAAGATGACGTCGTAAATAACGTTGGTAAGACAGAAGTCACAGACGTCGTAGGTTTCCGTAATGCTCTAACATCTACTTCTTATGCTGTCATGGATTCTGGTTATAAGTATCAATATGACAAATATAATGACGTATATCGTTATATTCCATTAAATGGCGATATCGCTGGTCTTGCTGTTCGTACAGATAACGTACGAGATCCTTGGTACTCGCCAGCTGGCTTCAATCGTGGTCAGATCAAGAACATCATCAAGCTTGCTTATAATCCTGCTAAAGCAGATCGTGATATCCTCTATAAGAGCGATGTCAATCCAGTCTGTATTTTCCCGGGTCAAGGCACAGTACTATTTGGCGATAAGACGGTTCTTGGTAAACCAAGCGCATTCGATCGTATTAACGTTCGTCGTCTATTCATCGTTCTTGAAAAGGCAATTGCAACAGCTGCAAAGTTTACGCTATTCGAGTTCAATGATGACTTTACAAGAGCTCAGTTTAGAAACTTAGTTGAACCTTTCCTAAGAGACGTTCAAGGTCGTCGCGGCATCTATGACTTCAAGGTTGTTTGTGATGAAACAAACAATACAGGTGATGTTATTGATCGCAACGAATTTATAGGAGACATCTACGTTAAACCCGCCCGCAGCATTAACTTCATTCAGTTGAACTTCGTAGCAGTTAGAACTGGTGTTGAATTTAGCGAAGTTGTTGGAAATTTCTA